GATAAATCAAGCTCTGTTTCAAGCAGGTTATGATCCCATCAAATTACCTTCCCAATCGACAATGATTGAAATAGTTGCATCTAGGACCTCAGCAACTGACTGTTGTTTCCCTATGCTTTTCAACGCACAAGGAAATGACGCCGCACAATTCGGCTTGACAAAGCTGAATCAACGACACACACTTGAATCGACCGTTTTGAATAATTCGAACGTAAAGGACTCCCTTTCAATGAAAGCTATGGCTGAAACGCCTATGGATTTGAACTTTTCGACCGAGTCTAACGTTTGGAGATCAGACTTTACTTGGACTAACGGTGATCCAGCCGGAACCGCCATCTACACCATAGATGTGCCTTTTGGATTACTCAGTCTAGGACAATCTGATAACATTCAGAACATGCCTTTTGACCGCTACACTTACTGGACAGGAGACGTTGAAGTTTCACTTCAGATCAATGGACAACCTTTTCAACAAGGTTTGTTGGCTATGTATTCATGCCGCTCGCATCTTACCAATGCGAATTGGCGAACATAACGACGACGAACCATGTCTTATTGACCCCAGGTGAAAGTTCAACCGCTTCAATCACCATTCCTTTCATTTACCCACGCACGTTGATGAATACTTATGCCTCAGCCACGGAAAGTTTAGGAACTATCTTTGTGACACCTTTGTCACCATTGGTTTCAGTAACAGGAGACACTCTGAACATTAGTGTTTTCTCTAAGTTTCCAAATAGTTCCTTTAGGATCCCAAAGATTCCAATCGAAGCTTTGGCAAACGGACAAATTATGTATTCTACACCTAGTGGAGAACAGATTTTGCAAGAGTACGAAGGTACTTTTGTGAAAGAAGAGGATGAAGGAGTGGAGTATGAAGCACAAGGAGCCGGACAATCGACGAACGTTTCCAATACCTATTACAACGTAGGTGGAAACATGCCTATTCAGGATAACCCAACATCCATCGGACAAGATCTCGGACAACAAACTACCGCAGACCTGGCTGCTGATGTGTCGGCAATGCCCCTGGACAACCCACCACTTTGTTCAGGGTCAGTGCCATTCCATCAGACCTTCTCAGGAATGTCCGCGTCACATGGTGTTAGGCCAACTAATGATATGCAACTCTTTCCGTCAGCTTTATCTCGTGAGCCAATGCAGATTTTTAATTCTGCTGAAGCAAAAATTAGTACTCTTTTAGGTAAGAAGTGCTTACTCACGAGCTTTGAAGTGTCATCTTCGGATGATATTGGAAAGTTATTGTATAGCGTTCAGTTGAACACTCGCATGGGACTTATTGATGGATTCGGTATTCCTTTCAACATCGCCTTTCTCAACCAATTTATGTTTTGGAGATCTCATATGAGATTTGAAGTAGTTGCTGTTCGC